AATATTAACATTTAATATTTTTCTTAAATCATCTTCATCTAAATTATCATATTCTATTAAAGATAATTTCAGGCTTTTATAAATAATAAATTTTTTAAGAAAATCATTAATAGAATCATAATTGAAATTAAAATTATTAACCATAATATTTATAAATATATTACTAACTTTAAAAAATCTTTGTAAAATAATAATTGTTATATTAGTTTCTTTTGTTTTATTAATTGTTTCTAAATATAATCGTAAATAATTTATATCTATTGTTATTTGTGAATTATGTAAATTAATAATATTATTTTTATTAACAGCTTGATAATGTGTTGTCATAAAAAACTCCATTCCTAACTCTGGACCAATTTCTACAGATGCTGGTAGATGGTCATTACCAAATAAAAAAAATAATAAACATAAATCCCATATTATAAAATAATTAATTATCTTTACACTATTTATATTATTATATAATTCTAATAAATTTTTAATAATTAATGGCGCCTCAAAAACATGTATATATATATCAGTATTATTATTTTTAATATATTTTATTACATTTAAATTTATTTCTTTATCAATAATTTTATAATATGTTTGTTGAACTAATATATGATGAATTAAATCAGAATCAGATGTATGAATACTACATTCTCCAGTAAAATTTTTATTTGCTATATGCTTAAATATTTTTAAATCAGATTCTCCATTTTCTAATGAACTATTTATATATATATTACATTTTGAAAAATGTTGTTCTAATTTAATATTAATAAATAATTCTAAATTTTTAATAAAATTAGATGAAGGACCCATAGATTTATCTATAGTGAATCTATATTTAATCCATTTAAAATAATCAAAAATTAATATATCAGAATCAATATCATATTTTTTACTTAAATTTTCAACTAATTTTTTATTATTTGTTTCTAAATTATTAAAATATTGTTTAAAAATTTCTTTTTTTTTTACAGATTCTAAATAATTTTTAATTCTTCGTTTTCTTTGTTCTAATATTTTAGAATATGATGGTATTCCATCAAAAAATAATGAGATTGATTGAATAAATTGTGTATAATGAATTTTATTAATCATATCAATTATAATTGCTACAAATTTTTCATAAATAACTAATTCAATTACTGATATTTTAATATTATTATTAAACAAACTTGAATACTCTAATTTGTTTATATCTAATGTATATTTAACATCACTCATAATAAATAAAATAAATTTTTTTATTATTTCATCTTCATTAAATCCATCAAATATTAAATTAATATTATTTTCATTGTAATGTTCTTTCCAATGTGATTGATTTAAAATTTTTTTAAGATATTTTTCTAAAATATCCATATTACTACAAACAAAGGGCAAACATAAAATTATTTTAATAATATCATTAATTTCATTTTCAATAGCAAATATTTCTTGATATATTAAAAAATTTAAATCAAAAATAATATGATTTGAAATTATTTTTCTAATATTATTATTAATATTAATTTCATCAAAACCATCATTATTAATAGATTTTGAAATAAAATGAGCAAATCTATCAATACCCATATATATGTTATAAATTTATATAATCTTTATAATGTATTTCTAATTAATTCATGAATTTCAAATAATACTTTACAATCAATTTCATTATAATTAATAATATCTTTCATTAATGGATTATTATAAATATCTGTATTTTTATTATCATATAATTCATTAGCTAATATCATAACCATTAATCCATTAGAACACTTATTTTTAGTATCCCAACATGATTTTATAAGATTATGTGCATGTAATGCATTTGCAACTGTTTTAAGTGAAAAATTAAATGCACCTAATATTGTAATTGGTTCATTAATAAATACTTTATTTAAATCATAAAATGATATATGTTTATCTTGTATAATATTATGTGGATTTTTACATTTAAATTTATTATAAATACTAACTTCTGCAAAAGACCAATGATATAATTTTGCTTTTGTTTTATTTTCTTGTTTTAAAATAGTTGATATATATTTTATAAAATTATTAAACATCTCAATTTCAGAATCTTGTGTTTTATTTTTCATAATAAATGTTTTAAAAATCCATTTTCCTTTTTTACTATATCCTATTCCAATCATAAATATAAAAGATTCTGAATTATTTAATATAAAACCATCTTTAATAATTGAACCAAAATTAGATTGTAATGTTTCAAAATCTAAATAAAATTCTTGTGTATCATTTAATGTTTCTTTCCAATTATATCTATCATATAATATTTTATTTGGTTTTATTATACATGCATCTTGACGATTAATATCTAAAATTTTATCAACTGTTGTTGCAATTCTTCCAGGATTAAATCCCATATTTTTAGAAGAACACTTTGGATCACTCCATTTAAATATATTATTATTATGTGCATATTCTCGATGTTTAATACCACAATTCCATATATTTGTTATTTCATTTATTTTATTATTTAACTTACATTTAACACTATGCCATTTCCCATCATGTTCATTTTTCATATTTGGAAATAATTCCCATCTATTAGGTAATGGTAATAATTGCCAATGACTACTATTATTTTTAACATCTTGCATCCATTTAATTGCATTTGCAGTTTGTTGTACATATTGATAATCAACAGTATCATAATCAATTACAGCTAGTCTGTTTAAAAATTGTGTATCTTTAAATTTAACACCACGACTTTCATAAGTATATTGTTTTCCCCATATATAAGCTTTATTAATATTGATACCTAATATTTTATTTAATGCAATTGTATAAATATATAATTGACCCTTATATGCTGGTATGCTATCTGAATTTAAAATATGAATCCCATCTGCTCTCAATGGAATATTAGAATGTTTAATATCTATTATTTTATAATGATATGGAATCCCTAATTTAGGAGATGGTGTATTTGCTTCTTCATCAGATATAATATAATTATTCATTAATTTATTTACATAATCTGACCTAACAATTAAATCTGGTGTGCCAAATGTATAATTTTCATAATTATGTAATATACCTTGATATATTATAGGTTCGCCTTCCTTCATCAGTTCAATTGTTTTTCTATATTTTTCTATATTTTTACTATCTCTATAATTTGCAATTGTAATTACTTTATGAGATTTTTTTATTATATTTATTAATTCATTCTCAAATTCAACACCAGCATTCATTATATAATTTACAAATATCTCATTTGTTTTATTTTTATTTTCTATAGAAATTATAGTATTATTATTTTTTGGATTTGCTCCCGGTATTTTATCAAGAGAAGTAATATTATATTCATTTAAATAATCAATCAATGGATCGTGTAATAGATAATTTCTTGTAGATGACGCAGAAACCATATAATTCCAATCAATTGGTTGATTATTTATTTTTGATTTTTTAGCACTAGTATCTAATGCGCTGCATTTCCTTTTATTATATCTTTCACACCTAGGTGTTATCGGGTCTTGATTATTCATTTTTAGTTTTATATAATAATTATTAATTATTATTTATATGCATTTTAAGCCATAAGATTATAATATAATATAAATTATTTTCTCATTTAAATTAAAATGTCTAACGGATCAATAGCAGAACTTGTTGCGAAAGGAGCCCAGGAATGTGAATTAATTGATATTAATAATAAGTCATCATTATTTGATTTTGATATAATAAAAAAAAATAAATATACAAAAGGAGATACAATATTTTATCCACAAGGAACAGGTAATTGGGGAAATACATTAAGAATTAATATAGAAAAAGGCGGCGATTTATTATATGGATTATATGTTAAAATTAAATTACCAAAATTATCAATTAATAATTTATTAATAAATAGTCCACCTAGTGAATTTGATATAAGTAGTCCTTATAGAGTTATGTACACTGATTATGTTGGAAATGTTATTATTGATAAAGTTAGTTTATATATTAATGGAATATTAATAGATGAATTATATGGTGATTATATGCAGATTTATACTGATTTATATATATCCGATTGGAATCGTAAGGCTATGCTTGGATTAGATGATATATTAAATAAACCTAATTTGAAAATTGATTCAGAAGTAATATATATACCATTAAAATTTTGGTTTTGTACTGATCCAAAAAAACCATTACCTGTTATTGCTTTACAAAATTCAGATATTTATATTGATATTAAATTAAGAGATTTTGATGATTGTATATGTGTTTTACAAAAAGATAATGATAAATATTATCATTGCGATGTAAAACATAAAATAGTCCCACTCGAAGATGTTAGTTTATTAACTTGTTTTTATTATGCAGATTGCGATGAAAGAAAAGCATTAGCTAGTAGAGAATATGAAATTGTAATAACACAAACACAATTTAGAGAAAAAGAAATCTCATCAAATATTATTTTAGAAATTGATTTTAATAATATTGTAAAAGATATATTTTTCTTTATTCAACCTTTAAAACATATTAAATATGGTGAATTTTTTAATTGGACATCCAAAATGGATTATCTACCAGCTGAATTTATTGGTAAATCAACCGAATTATGGGATTATGAACCAATAAGACATTTGTTAGTAAAAGCAAGATTAGTATTTAATGGAATTGAACGAATTGAATGGAGAGATTATAAATATTTTCACTTTATGCAAAATCATGAGAATTATAAAAATTCATTATATTCTTATGTATATATGTATTCGTTTAATATTAATCCAACCAAAGATTTTAGTCATTCTGGTTGTAATTTTTCACGTTTATCTAACACACAATTACATGCAGTTATTCAAACAAATACATTTACAATAAATAATACTCCAAAGCTTACTTATCCTAATTATGATTTATGTAAATTTAAATGTTATGCAACTAATTTTAATATATTAGTTATTAAAGATGGTATATGCGGGCTTAAATATTAAATTAAAATTAATTAACATTATTTGCTACTTGTAATATATTAGTTTTGCTTAACTGGTATATAATCATGAATTTTAGTCTCAGGAACTGATGTGACAGCTTCGGGTGTGTAAAATTTTCCCGGTTTTTGCCGCCCACCAAATGAAGTAGTGTTGTAAATGGGTCTGTACATTTCTTAATTTCTAATTGTAAATAAGAATTAATAAGTAATTTAAAATTCAATTTTTTTATTTATATTTAATAAAAAATTGAATATTTTTTACATATAAATTATTGTTTCTTATTTATAAAATGCCTCGAGGAATTGTAGCACATGTTATTGATAAAATTATTATTGTTATGTATATTGTATTTTTATTAGTTAATTGGTATATTGCAGATGCTATTATTTATGAGTTAATTAAACGTCATGGAGCTATTAGATTAAGTAATTTTGTATCATGGCTGCTTGGATTTACATGGTTAACTAATTGTACTATTTGTTGCTATATTATTTATTATTCCTTGCTATATTATTTATTTAGTAATACTTAATATATAAAAAATTGAATATTTTTTATATATAACTTATGTATAATAATTTAACAAATGGAAAAAGCACAACAAATTCTAGAGTGTCTACGTAATCATCCAGATATTTTAGAAAAATATGGGCTAACTAAAAGCGACCTTTATATTGCACATATTGCAGTTGTTGATTGTATATTCAAGAGAGAATGCCAATTGGAAGACAACTTTAAACAAAGTCTTAATCCAAAACCTAAGTATAGAAGAAAACGCGGTCGTAAATCACAAAAGAAATGTCGCAAAAATAGACTTGCAAAGCGTCAAGACTTAATAAGGCACGCGCGTATTGATGCACCATATCCACATCCAC